CTGATTGCGTAGTAGAACGACACACAACCTATGTAAGAGTGATTAAAAATAGGTTTAGTGGGCTTACTGGTCAATGCTCTCAATTACATTACGATCTAGGAACAGGACGTATTACTGAACGTGAGGAGTTGTAACATGAAATTTATAATAGTTATTACTATGTTTATGTTTGATCCACTACATGTTGGGGATGACGCAGTAGTAATGATATCCCAACACGATAAACCTCTTGTGTTTGATACTATAGAGGAATGTGGAAAACACGTTACTTTAAATCTAGATAGTTTAATAGCATATGCTAACCTTCTATATAAAGATGAAGGAATTGCTAAAGAAGTTCTTTGCGTAAAAGACCCAAAGAGAAATAATGCCATCTAGATTTAGATCAGCATTTGAAGCAAGGTTTGCTAGGGATTTACGTGAGCGTAAGATAAAATCAGCATACGAAGCTGATAAGATACGTTACGTTCCTAAGACCAGACTTTACACTCCTGACTTTTATATAGCTAGTCACAATTTTTATGTTGAGACTAAAGGACGTTTTGTTTCATCCGATAGAGCAAAACACCTACTAATTAAAGAACAACATCCTGACCTTGATATACGTTTTATCTTTATGAATGATAAAATACGTCTTGACAAACGTAGTAAAACAACGTATGGTGGTTGGTGTGATAAATATGATTTTAAATATGCAGTTAATAGGTTGCCTGATGAATGGATAAAGATTTAGAAGATACGTTACTTGAGTCTATAAAAAATATTAGTCTTATGTTTGATAATGATAAGGACAAGAAACGTGAGTTTGTTGATCCTAATGGTATTATAATTCTTATTGAAAAAGACCCAAAAGATGAAGAAAACTTTAACGTATCATTATTTAATTTTAAAGAAGATGATAATGAATTTCCTATATGTAAAGTTATAGCTTATGGATTACTACAAATACTGGATGAAGACCTTGAAACAGTATTTACAAAAGGTATGAAAAAAGTGCTTGACGAATCTGATGAAAATGTTAAGAAGGTGGTTCAGGCAGAAGTAGTAGACTTTAACGAATATAGACGAGTAGTAGACAACAGACCTTTTTTAGAGAATAAGGAAGATATTGACGATGCAGGATAACGTAAATCACCCCAAGCACTATAAGCTCAACGAACACGGTATCGAGTGTATTGATGCTATACAGGCTACTATGTCTGAAGATGGTTTTGAAGAGTACTTACGTGGTAATGTTTTAAAGTATCTGTGGAGGTGTAACTACAAAGGGCATAAAGTGCAAGACTTACATAAAGCTAAGTGGTATCTTGCTAAACTTATTAGTCTTGTAGATAAAGATATTACACAACCTATGTTTAACTTTGATAAAAACAATACTATTGAGGTAACGAATGAGTAATTATGAAGACTTTATTCACATAAGTCGTTACGCTCGTTATCTGCCAGAAGATAACAGACGAGAAACATACCAAGATACTGTTGATCGTTGGTGGACATATATGACAGGTAAGTTTCCATCCCTGTCCGACCACAAGGATGTGAAGAAGGCTATAGAACAAAAGGAAGTTATGCCGTCTATGCGTACTATGATGGCGGCAGGTCCAGCACTGGATCGTAACAATATAGCAGCGTACAACTGTAGTTATCTTGCTGTAAACGATCCTAAAGCATTTGACGAAGCGTTAATGGTACTTATGTGCGGCACTGGCGTAGGCTACAGTGTAGAACGTGAGTTTGTAGATAATCTACCAGAAGTACCAGAAGAAATTACAAGAACTGACGAAACCATCGTAGTCGCAGATAGTAAAGAAGGTTGGGCTAAAGGGTTACGTCAGTTGATATCACGCCTTTACGCAGGTGAGCATCCTACGTGGGACTTATCACGTATTAGGCCATTTGGCAGTAGGCTTAAAACATTTGGCGGTAGGGCTAGTGGGCCAGAGCCACTAGATAATCTATTTAGATTTACTACTTCTACCTTTTATAAAGCTGTAGGACGTAAACTGTCCAGCCTTGAGTGCCATGATATAATGTGCGCTGTAGCGGCGGCTGTAGTTGTAGGTGGAGTAAGACGTAGCGCAATGATTAGTTTGTCTAACTTGAGTGATGATCGTATGCGTCATGCCAAGATGGGTAGCTGGTTTAACGAGAACGTTAACCGTAGTTACGCTAATAACTCTATAGCGTTCTCTACTAAACCTGACATGGGTACATTCCTTAGAGAGTGGACATCTATATATGAGTCTAAGAGTGGTGAACGAGGTATCTTTAATCGTACTGCCGCTATGAGTAAGGCTAAAGAGATTGGCCGTGATGATTCATTTAGATTTGGTACTAATCCTTGTGGTGAGATATCTTTACGTTCTAAACAATTCTGTAATCTCAGTGAGGTTGTAGTACGCCCAAATGACACAAAAGCCTCTATACGTAACAAGGTGCGTATAGCTACCATTATCGGTACGTATCAAGCTGCCTTAACTGATTTTAAATATATATCAAAAGGTTGGCAAGTTAACACAGAACAAGAACGTTTACTTGGTGTATCGTTAACTGGTATTTTTGATAATCCTATTACTTATAATCCTGACCCTTCCTTTCTGTCCAAGCTACGCGACCATACTAGGGAGATTAACAAGAGTATTGCACAGAAGCTAGGCATACCACCATCTACTGCAATTACTACTGTTAAACCTTCTGGCACAGTATCCCAACTTGTCAACAGCGGTAGCGGTATACACCCTAGATATGCTCACCATTATATACGTAGAGTACGTACCGACATGACTGATCCGTTAGCAGAATGGATGCGGTCAAAAGGGATGCCTTACGAAGTAGACGTATATAACAATAAGAATTGTGTGTTCTCATTCCCTATATCATCTGATAAGGAAGCAGTAACACGCAACGATATAGGAGCAATAGAACATCTTAGAGTATGGTTAAAGTACAGAAAGTATTGGACAGACCATAATCCTTCTGTTACAATTTACGTAGGTGAAGATGAATGGATGGATGTTGGTACGTGGGTATGGAATAATTGGGAAGAAGTATGTGGTATAGCTTTCCTTCCTAGAGAGGATGACTCCCATAGTTACGTACAAGCTCCTTACGAAGATATCACACAACAACAGTACGAGGAAATGATGAATGATATCCCTGACATTGACTACTCAGAGTATCGTGAATACGATGATAACACAACGTCATCCCAAGAGATGGCTTGCACCGCAGGAGTATGTGAGATATGAAAACAATAATACACGTAAACCAACACGTAATAAAAAAGAACCGAAAGACAGGCTCTATCGATCCAGTACTAACTTGTAAAACATATAAGTCTAACACCTACGCCCATGAAGTAATAATAGATGGTCCAAGTCGTATTGTATATAGTCCTGATAAACCTCTGTCCTGTGGAGCGCATGTATGGATAGAAACAGAAAGTAAAGTGTTGTCGTACCTTTCTGAATCAGCGTATACGAAGATAGCCTAACTATGAAGGAAGCTGAAACAGTACTGTCAGAAGTAAAGGTATACCTAAATACAAAGGGGAACATAGAAGTAGAATACAACCATGTTCCCCCTTATGACTTTATTCAGATTATGGAAAGTAAGTTATCAGATTACGAAAACACACACATCATAGGAGACTTCTTAGAACGTGTTAATACGTTAAGCAACGAATACTATGATAATGTAAATAAATTACTTTCTTCCTAGAAACTTGTTAAACCCTTTTATACCAAACGATGCACTAATCGCTATCATAAGAGCGTTCTGATACCACTCTGGTAACTCATTAAGTACAGTAAACCCTCGCTGTATAATATCCTCCATACCGGGAATAAACACAAGTATAGCAGGAACAGTAAGTATCACGACAAGGTACTCATCTTTCCAGCTATCACCGCTGGCCTTTGCCATAGTCTGTTCCCACTCAATCTCACCAGTAGCTACTTTTTTGTGTACCTCTGCTTCAGCTACAGCTTTAGCAACCTTGACCTGTGACTTAGCCTTGGTTTCTTCTAGCTTGCTCTCCATCCAAGAGCCGCCTATACTGCTTACGGCACTTACTATTGGTCCTATTAGTGGTATCATGTTAGTCCTTTATTCTACAATCAATCTAGGTTCAGAGTCAGTAACAACTTTTCTATCTCCTGATGTTGGTGAATCTGCTGGAAACCCTGCACTGGTTCTATCTCTAGGATCATAATGTGTAAGACAATACTGTATCCAATCTCCAAATTCACCATCAGACATTTTATCATGGGCATGTTCACCAAAAGCTTGAACAGCTATCTTTTTCCATAATCTTATTTGTTTAACAGTAGGTCTTTTTCCTCTTACAGCTACATCATGTATTATTTTTACTGTTTCAGGGTTAGTTAATATTTCAGTAATATACTGATTTTTTCTTTGATGTTGTACTCTTATAAATGCTTCAGAAGCTATAAATCTTAAACTTACAACACCTCTAGCAACAGCCCAAACTCTTGATAAACCTGATGCCATAGATATTCCTCTACCTACATCAGAAATAGTAACGTTTGCTGTTTGCGCTAAAGACATTCGCATTACTTCAAATATTTCTGTTAAATTTTGAAATCTTTCAGAAACCTTGTTATCACCTAAAACGTGTTTAGATTCAGCTATTTTTTTAAATACAGGAAATGTCTGTTCAAGAAGTTCAGCGTACCTTGTAAAATCAATATCTTTCATAAGGCCAGTTTCTTTATATTTACTGTAAACTTCTTCCATACTTAAAGGTTCTGTTCTTCCTTTCATATTAAATTGGTAATGTGCGCTTTTAGCAGGATTTTTTTGAGTAGTTAATTTAAAAGAATCTTTATACATCATGTACATCATCATTTTTTCTACATCATCAAGTTTATCTATTTTTTGTTTATTAGTAAATTTCGTATTGTTAACTATAGTATCTACAAATTGATTACTAAATGAATCCATATCTAAATCATCTACATTATTTTTAAATCCCGGCATACTTTGTGGAAAACCAAACTCATCTAATACTTCTTTTCCACGATACGCTCCCTTTTTAAAATCGTCTACGAAAGGTTGTACTTCTTTTTTAGTCATTCTAGGTATTTTAACTTGACTTTCCTCAACTAAAAGTCTAAAAAATTTACTAGGCGTATCTACTCCTTGTACTTTTTTAGCTAATTCACTTTCTTTACCAAGCACTGTATCAATTTCTCTTTTGAAATCAGGAACTATTTCATTAATAACTCTGTCGTGATTTGCTTTTATAGATTCAGAGTTTAAAGCTTCATGTACTTGCGTTCTTTTATCTACCAGCCTTATAAGACTTTCTTCTTGAAATCTAGTAATCATTTTAGCTTTTCTATATTCGGCTAACCCTGTATGCGTTAGATTATTTATAAACTTATCTTTTAAATTAGGAAGATCACCAGCAAGTATCCTTCCAATAGTTAATTGAATTAATTTGGAGGATTGTTCTATTGATTTAGGGTCTTGAAACATAGTTTTAAATAATTCTGCTCCTTGTTTTGGAGATGTAGTCTGTAAAAATAAAGCCATAGTATGTTCTAAACCTAAAGTTTCTTCATTTATACTTCTAAACATAGTTTCTTTAGATGAAGTGCCTATCATAGATTTCCAAGGTAAGCCATATTTTATATATTGTTCTCTTGCATTTTTATAGGCTTCCTCATAAGATATTTGTGTTCCATCTGATTTTGTAACTTTCATACCTGCTTCATCTAAATTTTTAAAAGTTTCATCTATATAATTTGTAAGATTTGTTTCAAGATTATGAATTGCTTCACCTTCTGCATTACCTCTAGTTTTACGATAAGCTCCTAACAATTCACTTCTAAATTTTATAAGATCAGATATCTCAACAGTCGGTGCAACTAAAGTATCCATATAGGCTGCTGATTTTTCATCAGTTCCTGTAGCTCTAGCTATTGTTTTTCTTAAAAAATTAGCTCTTTCTGAATCAGGCACTCCCTGTTCTTTCATTGCATTTTCTTGTTTTTTTATATTATCCCAATTTATTACTTGTAAAATACCTTTAGAGTTTGGTCCTTGATATCCAAATCCTTGTTGTCTAGCCGACATTAAATCACTTAACACACCTTCTAATTCTTTAGTTGTCATAGCGTTAAGTGTATTTTGTCTAAGAAAAGACACAAAAGAAGTTTTGCTATTTATAGTTCTACCTTCTTTACTTAAAGATTGTAAAGCAGGAACAATAAAATCTTCTCTTATATCAGTTACAGACCTAGTTAAAAGAGTAGCATCTACTGGAATAGAATTTTGTTTAATAAGATCATAAGAATCACCAATTATCTTTTTTGCATAATTAAAATTACTTGTTAAATGGTTTTCTACTTCATCTAAATGCTCAGTTTGTTTACGATATATTTCATTTTGAGAAAGTAATGATGTTTTTTGTGTAGAGCCAAAAGCTTCATCCCATCCAAATCCTCCTTCTTTAATTGGTTTATCAGCTAAATTTCTTAAAAATGTCATATCTCTAGTATTGAAAAAAGTTTTAGACCTTGTAGACATGTCATCTACTACATCTTTATATTCTTTAGCATTTTTTCTAGCTGTATCTAAAATACCTTCAGCATTTTTTCTAATAGAAGCTAAAGTCTGATCTTTTACAAACAAATCATTTTTATTCATTTCTTTTATTAACGCCTCAGAAGTAGCATCTATTTGTTTTTGAACTATTTGCTGTTGATCTTCAATATTACTTTTTACAATTATCTCGTCTATTCCTTTAAACAAACCAGCTTTATGCTCATGTATCTGCGCTCTAGCTAATCCATCTACAGCAGCTAGACCTACTACCTGTCCAAGTGTGCCTATTAAATGTATTCCTTTTTCTCCCATGTTATTAACGATTGTGTCAAATCTTGATAAAGCTTTACCTACTATCTCTCGATATGGTTCAGGAAGATTTTCATAACCTTTTGCTAATTTATCCATGTAATTTAAATGTTTTACACTACTTATGTTAATAAGATCGCGTAAAGCTTGTGGATCGTTATATCTTTTTGCTATATCTGAATACGGAACATCAGACATAATGGCTAAAGCAGCTAATCCTAACCTGTGTCCTGAAGAACCTACTCCTTCTCTAGTTCCAAAATCAGGATTAATACCTATTCCAAATTTTTTATGTGATTTTGTTAAAGCGTATAGACTAGTTCCTAGAATGTATCTAACAGGTATTTTAGCCATTCTATCTCCACCGTACATAGCTCCAAATATAGCAAAGAAAGGAGATAGTTCTTGATATTTTGATCCTTCAAGTACTGTTTCAGCAGCTTGCCAAGCAACTGCTCCTCCTATAGCTGCTTTAGCAGTTCCTAAAGTATAATTAATAGAATCAGACACATACTCTTTACTTCTTTTTTTAACAGCCGTTCCCATTGTATTACCAGCATCTGAAAGAGTTTTCAAAGCTTTAGGAGTTGTTGAAGCAAAATGTAAAGCTCTTAAAAAGGGAGCCATAGGAGAAGAAAGAATAGCAGATTTATGTACTACATGATGAATATCATTTCTTTCTTCTATAGGAACAGGCGGCATAAGGTCTAACAACATGTTACCGTATGTTTTTAAATGTTTATCCATCCATTTTGTTGCAGAATCTATATCTGAACTGACGTACTTATCTATCCACCAAGGATCGTTACCTGACATAATACTGGAATCATCTCTATAATATTCATCAAATCTAAGAGAAGGAACAGCGTAATCTAGACCAGATAAAACTGCATTATATCCAGTATTATATATAGAGTTAGCTAATCTAGGCAACCATTGTAAAGAAGCTGCTCTTGCGGTACTTTTTAACAACAAATTATTAAACCAAGGAATTGTTTTTTGTGCATCTTCTATAAAAGTTCTTCCAAATACTCTAGCGTATGTATTGCTTATTGGAGCAATTTCTTCTTTATAATCTAGTAATGCGTCAGGATCATCAGTACCTGTTGCTGCTTGAAGTATTCTTTCTTGAGGTTCACCTAAACCTACAATCGGTACTTCAAATCGAGCAGGTTCTTCTGCATCTATTTCATAAGCATCTACTATCTCAGGAGAAAAAGCAGCTTTAAGCCGAGATGCTCTAGTCTCTTCTTCTTCATCTTCTTGATCTATAGCATCTTCTTCTTCTTTAGGTAAAGGAACGGTTAATTTAGGTTCCATACCTGCTACTTGAATTTTTTCATTTGTTGTTTCAGATAGATTATTTTGCATATTGTTGAGTAATTCTAAATCTGTAACATTTGCATTAGTTAATGACATATGCGTATCCTTATTTAATTCTTACCATAGATGTTTTCAGCATGGTTTAACACTAGATTTCTTAACATTTCAATTTGAACTTCATGGTCAAAATCTAAAGCTGTTAACTTAAATCTTTTCATTTTATCTTTACTAAACGGTTCTGGATCAGAGTTAAATCTAGCTATTTTTGCAAATATTCTTTCATCTCTAAATCTTTGAAGTATAGCTTTAAGATTAGTTCCTGTTTTTAATCCCGGTACAATTCCTTTTGAGTCTTTTATACCGTGAAATTCAGCAAGTTTTTCAAATCTTCTACCTATACCTTTATTTCCAGCAGTTGCTTGTTTATCTCCTTCCTCTCCTCTATAAATAAGCCTGTCTATAGTATTTATATTAGCGTTAATATTATCTGGAGTAAAAGGAAATACTGTACCTGTTTCTCTTTTTATAGTTTCATATAATTCTTTAGCAGACTGTTCAAATTGACTCGCTACTGCTCTATCAAATCTTTTTGCTTCTTGAGGAAATAGAGTTGGATCAGACTTGGATGGATATCGCTTCATAAGCCGAAAAGATACATTCCTACCATCTGTAGTTTTTTTAGATACAGGATTTTCATATGCTGCTTCAACTAGTTTATATGCTTTTTGGTCAGTAGATTTATATTCTATATTAGCACCTGATTGTTTTGGCGATGTTTGAATAGGAGATACTATTCTACCAGAAGGAGTAGTTATTCTACCTGATAAGTATTTTTCATGTCTTGCTCTCCTTTGATCGGATAATCTTAAACTACCAAAAGAACGTAAAGGAGCTATTATTTTGTGCATTAAACCTCTATTATCAGGATGGTGATTTAACATAGCTCTCGTTAACTTTTCATCTTGTCTTATTTGGTCACGTACCTCATCAACCACCGCAACTAAACCTGCACCTTCTTGTTGAAACAAAGCTCTAAAATTATTAAGAAAGTCAGCATCAGACACAGTTCTAGCTGCTGCACCGCCTTGAATATAAGCAGCGTATTGATAAGCTAAATTTATTTTATAGTAACTTAATTGCGCTTGTGCATATGCTTGTAAGTATGCTCGTCTACCTGCTGCAGTCGATACATCTTGATTTCGGTACGCATTTCTACTTTCATTAAGTTTATTTATTTCTGCTTGATACAGTTCTCTTACTTCTTTTCCACTTACTGTGTTATTTTTGTTATACACTCCTCCATCAAAAGAATTAGCCATGTTAACAGTTTGTGTACCTTTACTAAATACGCCGCCTAACACTCCCTGATCTAATTGATATAAATCTTTATTTTTATCATAAAGTGCTTCACTTGCTTGAATAATACCTGTTACATTAGCAAAAAAATTGTTAAAAAATCTTGTAACAGCTATCGCTCCTCCTGCTGCTGCAGTTGATCCTTTCATTTTCAACTGACTTTTAATATTCTCATTAAGATCATTACCACGTAAGGCTCGTATAAAAGCTACTTGAACACCAGTAGGTGTAACTTCTTTTCTACCGTCCTGTGTTTCACTAATTTGATCGCTAGGAGTGTATTGTGCAATCTTTAAAAACGCATCCATCATTTCTTCAGTAAGTGTAATTTCTCCGTTTTGTTGCGTAGTTGCTATTTTTGCAATACCTGATAAAAGTAAAGCATCTTCTATACCTGACACCATCTTACTCATATTTGCAATAGTATTTGAATTTGCATCTAATGTACTTATTATTTTTTTATCTTTTGCTGCATCGTCTACATTTACTTCAACTTGAGAACGAGTCGTTAATTTTGGTCCACCCGGTACAAGCCCTTTTTCAAATACAACTGTATCTTTATGAGGACTAACTCTAGCGTAAAGTCTTTCTATTATTCGGTATATATTAATTTCGTCTTCAAGTTTATTATCTCTGGCAAAAGATAATTTTTTACTTAAATCTCTTATAACTTCTTCATTTCCATCACCTATTACAAAAGCTTCTACAGAATCTCCTATGTTTTTATAACCATATTTTATTAGTGGTTTTTTACCAAGTGTACTTTGAATTATTTCATCTTTAACGTAGTTTTGATTTGAATTAACTTTATCTCTAGCGGCTAATAATCTTTGACCTTTTGAACTTAAAGTAACTATATCTTTTGAAGTTAAAACTATATTTATATTAGAGTTTTCTTTTTTCTGAATTTTGGGATTACGAAATATAATTTTTCCTTTACCACTTTCATAATTTGAATCTACTTTTACAAGATTAGGTGCTTCAGTAGGTAAAATACCCCCTTCAATAATACTTTCATTTTTAGCATTTGTTAAAAATTCTCCACTAGGATTATTAGCTATTTTATCTAATTTATGACCTAATTTTGAAAATATTTCGGTTGATATATCTTTATCTTTTATAATATTAGGCATAGCTCCTTTTAAAACGCCAAAAATAGTCTCTTTCTGAACATCATCATCATCTATTAAGGTTAATAAAGGTAAAACATTTCTATCTAAAAAATTAGATATAAGATTAGGATTATTATCAATAATCGTTTTTTTATTTCTAAATACATTATCTAGTTCCATAAGCCTAGCTTGCATTAATCTTATATTTTGTGTAGAAGTAGGTTGAGTAGTTCCTGTAGATTCTCCAAAAACTTGCCTATTATTTTGTCTAACCGTTTTATTACTTGGAAATATAACGTAATCAGGAATTTTTTTTCTTTTTGTTTGATAATTAAAAAATAACTGTCCATTATTCTCAAAAGCAGCTCTTTCAAGTTCTAACATGCTCTGAGCAACATTTCTTTCTGTTTTAATATTAGTTAATTCTGAAAGTTGTGTTATAAGTTGAGATTCAGAAGCATCAGGTTTTGGTACACCCCCAAGTTTAGCTATATCTTTTTTAAGAGGAAGTAATGAGTCTGATTTTTTGGCAGAAGCAATTTTAATTTTAGCTTCTAAATCTTCGTGACGAATAAGTGCATCTGTTGCACCTTTCCCTAGCCCTCCTGCAAAAGCTGATATATTAAAAGCCATATCATCCTACTCCTTTAGTTCTAGTAATAAACCCTTGCGACTCTTCTTCCTCATCGGACATGTTATCTTCTACAGCTAATATCATAGAAGAACTTAAATCTTTTTCAGGTTTTTCAGGTTCACGCATTTTAGCTATTTTCTTTTCATATCTATCGTTAGGTGAAAGTTGTTTTGCAAGCTGTAGCCCTTCATATTGACTCATTCCTTGTGGTGGTGCAGAATCTACAACGTTCATATCTTCAACTCCCATCTCATCTCCTATTTCTACTATATAAAATACTAAAGCTCTCTTTACTATTTCAGCTACATCTACGTCAAACATTCCTTCTGCTACACCAGATAACACATATCCTGAAGCTAACGTTTCAGCAGAAAGACCTGCATCTAAAAGATGCCCTATTGTATTCATGGCTTGTGGTTCTCTCATAGTATCTACAATAGCATCTGTAGCAACATCTGGATCAACAGTAATTGGAGGTTTTTCATAAGGAAATTGACCGGGGTTAGCTGTTAACGATTGACCCGGCATAGCTCCACCTAATACGTCAGGTTGAAAATTTGTTTTATTTATAGCCATTATTATTTTCCTTAAAATTCTTGCATTTCTAACATGTCTTTTAAAGTCGAAGCAGGTATGTCAACTGATAAACCATATGGATTCTTAGTAGTTATACCCATACGTTGCATTTGTTTAAATGTGTGCATAGCTGTTAACTCATCTGCTTTACCATTTATTCCGTTTAGTGCTTTAACTATAGGACGAATAGTTGTATCTTTATGTTGCTTTCTTATATCTTTTGGCCTTGTCAAACGTTGCATAGGTAAAGCTTCTTGCATATTTTTATTTGCTTTTTTCATAGCACTTAAACGAGATAATCTTTCAACTCTTTTTATTGCTTTATTATTCATTATTCCTAATTGTAAGGCTGCTTGATTTGATCTTGATGTCTGTCTTCCACCGGGACTAGAAGGATCAAATAGATCACCTAAAAAATTAAATACTCCACCATCATCATCATCACCATATATAGTTTCTTCATAAAGGTCTATGTCAAAATCATCACCTGAATCTCCAAAAAATTCCCCTACATATCTTATACCATCACCTAAAACCGGTATATCTGTCATAAAATCATAAACACTTTCAAAAAAATCCATATCTACTTTTCTCCTTGCTTACCAAACACCGCTTTCATAGTTGTGTTTAATATATTGTTGGTAGCTGTTTGTAATGAATTTTGTAATAGATTACCAAAATAAGTGCCTATATCTCTTGAAGCATTAGCGTCTATTTCCATATCAAACATTTCTTTAGAAAAAGAATTTTGTAAAGCTGTTAAAGCTAATTGTTGCGCTCGTTGTGAAGCGTTCTCTGTAGCCGTAAAAGCATGGTGGATATCATCACGATATTTTTGCCAAAGATTAGCTTGTGCAGCATTAGTTATACCCATGATAGTAGCAGCATTAATACGGTTAGCGTTATTTTGTTCTGAAGTATTTTCAGTATTAATCGTTCTACGCCACAATACATTAGACTGTTCAATCTGTTGTTGCATCGTAGAGTTAAATTTTTCTCTAGCATCTTGTAATTTAGCATTATACTTAGATATAGCATTAGATTGTTCTACGTTAAATTGATCCATAGCTACTTGACGATTAGCATTATTAGTTTCTACAGTAGCTCCAAGTTGATCGTAAAACTGGTTAACTTGATTTTGTGTTGTAGCGTTAAATTGTTTAGCCGCATTCGCTGCTGCTTGATCTGTAAAGAGTGCTTGGACTTTACTTTGATAGTTTAACGTTTCAGTAGCTTGTCGATTAGTAAGATTAGCCATGTCCATCTGAAGAAATGAAGAAGCATTTAATTGAGCAGCTTTCATTCTATTATCAAGATTTTGCCTATCCATAGCAGCAATAGTAGCTGCATTAGCAAGAGCAGTTTGTTGTTCGTTGTTTAAATTCTGTAACTGTATGGTAGCATTAGCTTGTGCGTCAGATTGAGCTATAGGAATACTGCTTTCCATTAAAGCTTGTACCATTGCAGCAGCAGCCATAGAAGACGAACCAAGCCCTCTTGCGTTCATCATTCCTTTTACTTTACGTGCAGCAGGAGCAGCCCAAGGTGGAAGTTCAGCACCAGAATCAAGTGCAGCCATAAGTTGTTCTATTTGATATTTAGTTGTAGCTTCCTTTGCTAATGTTTGAGTTTTAGCTTCTGCAAGACTACCTCTTTCGTACATTTCTTCTTTAGTACGTTCATCAACAACCTGATTAGGATCAATTATTGCACCTTCTGAAACTTCTCCTTGTTGTGCAGTAGCTGTTCCGATACTGTCACTGACACGTTCTACATTCTCAATAGTAACAGCATCTGGTGCAGTAGGACTATCTACTTGTGCCGCACTATCAACTTGTGCTGCTGTAGCTGCTGCACCTGTAGCAGTAAGGTCTGTCGGACCTGTCATTTTTTCTGTAGCTTCATCGTAAGTTTGTTTTACAGGGTCATATGCTCCTGCACCAAGATCAACACCACTAGTAATCTCTGTTGGTCCTTCTCCTGTACCGGGAGTTATAGCTCCTACTCCTTGCTGACCCATAATATCAATGATAGGTTTGTTCTGTCCTTCAATGGTAGTTATGTCATCAGTATCAGGAAGTGCAGCATCCTCTTCAGGAACAGCATTTATTGAAGGGTCGTCTGCAGAAATATTTATGTTTGGTTGTTCACTCATATTACTTTACCTTCCTAGTAATCCAATACTTCAACTGGATATTTCTTTCCATCAATAGTTTTAAGGCGTAATTTACCCTGTTTACACACCCATCTTTCCTTACCACGTTGTGGTGGATCAGTACGTTCTATCTTACGTTTCATACGTAGACATTCAGATAAACTATCCTTTGGTGTAAATTCTAAAAGTTGTCCTGCTGTAGTATACAGGTACAACACAAATCCTACAAATGTTTCCATTATTTTCCATTATGTGCTTCAAGGTTACGTGCCTGATCTTTTAACTTATCTATATTAGTTTGAGCTTTTTCCATGTCCTGTTGTAACCTATTAATATTAACCTTGTTATGTAACATATCATTTACTTTAGCAGTAAGAGACTCCAGTTGTCCACTCATATGTTCTATTAACATAAACGCTTCTTTTTCTGTAGAAGATTGGGGTGTGTTTATTCTGAATTCATTATTCTTTTCTAGGTCAGCAGACATAAGTTGAGATTTAGTCTCTAACTTATTTAATCTTTCTACTACACCAAAATACGCCCAAGTTCCTATTGCTACTGCTGCTATTATCGATAACAGATTACGTATTGGCATTGCTACAGATGTTTCGGAAGTTACTTCAGCCATCTAACAACTTGGTCCAGTACATTTATTTGCTACAACTATCCATGCTATAATACCAAAGAAAGCAAACACAATCATTAACTTTCCAAACTCTTTAAGCCAGTAGTATATTTTATCCCATTTAGCATCTGACTCTATCTGACGTTTTTTTGCAACTTCCTTTGCTTTCTTTTTACTTTCTTCTTTAGCTTTTAATCTTTTATCACGTTCTTCTATAATTGTGTCCCAAGTACCCATTCCCCACTTTCTGTCTATTTCTCTAGCTAGACCCTTAATTGCCAGATCATTCTGTTTCTGTGCTAGGACATCATTAGCTACTGCACTTATAGCTGTATCATCATCGTACCCTTCATCTCCTGCACGTATCTTGAGAACTTGTTGCATACGAGTAGAAGGTTCTGTTGGTTTTTTATTACTTTTTTTATTCTCCTCATGGGCATCCTGATGACCAAACAAACTATCCAGAGAGTGTGTTAAATCCTTTATATCTACACAAGTCTCTGCTACCTTCTTACAAGCGGCTATACTTAACGCTATTGTTGCTGGGTCCATATTGTTTTCTCTTTTTCATTTCTGATGTCAATGCTCTTCTTACGTTGCGTAAAGCTTGAAGTGAGTCTTTACGCCCTTTTTCTGTATTAGGGTAATGTACTTTACCAACACGAATTATTTAACTCTGTTATTCAAGCCGAATGGCGATTCAGCAAATGCAACGTACAAAAATGGCACTCCAGAACCATTCCAATCAGAACCGTTTGTTGAGCGTATTTTTACTCCATTAGCTACAAAATCTAGTTTAAAGTTAGCAGGAGTACCCATCCAATTTTCTTCATCATCTTCTTGAATACGCATAACTGCATTTGTTGTATTATAAGTAGCCCTTCCATTATCAACAACGTACCAATCACCGTTACCATTAGTTCTTTTGAACATGAACCACGCTGGTTTAAATCCAGAACCACCGTCATCTATAATTATATGCGGCCCGTTTGTAGAATTATTTCCAGTAAAAGTGCCGAAACCTATTAATCCCGGTGTTCGTTGAAATAGATAGGCTATATGAACTCCAGTATCTGCATTAGCTCCACCACCACTTCCTAGTGTAAATACTGTTGGTGATGGTGGTTCATCTGACCATATTGTATTACCGTCATATGCTTGAGCATGTACATCCCAATTTAAAAAGTCAGTCCAAGGAAGTCCGTCACCATCTACATCCAATCCATCGTGACCTATAACCCAGTTTGCTGAAGAATCAGTTCGTTTAACAATAATAAAACCGGGTCTTCCACCGTCAGGTAAACTTGTAGATAAACCGTGTGGTACGTCTTGGTTATCAGTTCCATTACCAACGTACTCAACTATGCTAAATCCACCATGATCCGCTGTTGTCATCTTGCGTGGGTATATATCAGCGGCTGCGTAGGCTGTCGTTATTGCTGAACCACCAAACATTCTTGAACCAGACGTAGGGGTTTGTCCCGGCGCACCACCTGCACCAGAAGTGTTGTCAGCAGTAGGCGCACCGCCAGCTTTTATACACAATGAAATGTAAGTGTAATCATCAGTATTTAAACTTACATTATTACCTATTAGATATCCTTCTGATCCAGATGTTGTAACAAAACTTTGTAACATTTCCCCCGGAGCAGCATGAGCAATATCTGTGCTTGGCTCTAAAAAATATCCAGCTTCTCTGACTGTATCAAACAACCGCCAATCTTGGGCATGGCTTCTTTGTTTCATAAGAACAAAATCAGGAGTAAATCCAATAACTCTAGGATTTCCTCCACCAGCTATATTTGTACCATTACCAGTATAAGCATCCATCTTAACATAATCAGTAGGGTTGGTAACAGTAGGCTCTGGAAGCATATGTGTCGAAATACCAGAATTAAAACCAGAGGGAACTGCATACTTAAAAGGCTTCTGCCCAAAATTCACAGTTTGAGCGTTAGCGTCCCCTGATGTTCCATCCCCAACCATTGGAAAAACAGTAGTCGTAATCCCTGACATCATCTCGTTAGAACCAGCCGCAGGGTTACCGACATTTCCAGATGTACCAGAACCAGACTGTAAGTAAGTTCCGTTTACGTGAAACCAAATCTTACCAGCATCCATATCCAGAGCAACGCCTACAGTGTCACCTGATTCAAACTCCCATTGGGTATAATCTGGCGAAGATGTTGTTAAGCTTCCACCGATAGGATTATTATGAGTTCGACCACTAAAATTTAGATCAAAACTTCCAGCCCCATTTGCTTGATTGCCGCCACTTAACGCTAGATTTGCTGTTGCGGTGTAAACACCAACCTCACCTCCATTAGCATTTTGAGTACACTCCCAGTACCATTTACCGCTCGACAAACCTATTGTGCCAATTTCACCACTAAGGTTTGCTGGCGCGACAGTTAAATTACCATTACTAAAAGTTCCTCCGCTTCCTGTCGCTAAAGGATTAAGTGTCGCGTAATTACCAGTTCCTGTAACGGTGGATGTAAATGCGCTATACCCAGAAGATGCAGCCTTATCAAACGGGCCAGAAAAGTTAAACGTCATTAGGTTTGTTCCTGATGTTTGATAAAGATGCCCTGCAAGATGAACTTTAGCACCTGCTAATGCTGTCTTTCCGTTATTTGCTCCAGTATCATTTACAACAGTAGTACCAGAGTTTTGTGCCGACCAAGTTCCACCACTGGCTTTACGCCAAACATAGACATCACCCGTAGCATTGTTAAACTCAATATGAAACATATCGCCATCAGTCAGCGTATTGCCCTGATTTGCAACCATCGCTGTTCCACGATAAGAAGAAAAGATATTACTAGCATCATCGGCTACAAAAGACCAACCTTGACCAGTGGTTGCGTTAGTTCCTAATCCTTCAGTGCCGCTAACTGCATCTCCCGGCAATATTGCACCGATTTTTATATTGGTGTCGTGTTTAGTAACTGTTACTTCCCACACGTACTTACTTGCGCCATCGGTTAAAATATTAGTTTTCAAGGTTGAGTGTGCAGAATTTCCAGAAACAGTGAGATTGTTATTAGTGTATGTAGCCGCACTACCTTGGTTAATAGCAATATTAGGATCAAGGGAAGGATAAAGTGTAATTTCTTTAGTGGTACTATTCGCTGGCCCATCCACGGCAATGTTGTTTGTACTCATGCTCGTTGGAGTGAAGTCATTTGCAAAACGTGAAGAGTCACCAGTATAAAGACGCAACCCACTATACCAACCGTTACTGACCGCAGTAGTGCTATCAATATATAATCGCCAATATCTATGAGCAGTTTGCCCAGTAATTAAAGTACGTTGCTCAGACATTGAACTGCCATCGTCAGTTACAGTAAGGTTCTGATTTGTGTCTGTCCAATCACTACCGTTATCGGAATAAAATATAGACCATACTGCTGCTTGATTATTTGCGCTATCGTTTTCGACAATCCATCCAGCCCCTGTAACTGCAAGATCGTTGCCACTTCCAAGGTCTATATCTACGGTTTCACCAGCCTCATTACCACTTAAGAAAAATCCATCTTGTCCAGTGTCATCATCAAGAACACCAGAACCACTGAAAGCATTATCCCCATGAGTTAGTCCACCACCGGGGTTAGTTGCTGTTGCACCTGAGATGTCTTGCTTGACACTACCACCATTTCCAGCAGCGTCTTTGCCAATGTTTGAGCCGTCACTAAAATCCAGCCAGAAACCGTTAGTGCCAAATGAGCTTATATCACTAGGGTCTTTTGGAACCCATATCCCTTTAGATAGTTCACCAAACTCACTTCCATCAGTTGAAGCTACCCCGTCCAATAAAATTACATCAGCCATATACCCAGTGTAAAATGCTATTGGGGAATTGCCGTAATTATTCATACCAAGAATCATTTCTGTACCAGATGTTAGCCACTGAGTAACTTGGTTTTGAGTAGCATAGTCGTGAGCGTCTAAATTGCCATAACCTCCTTCAACAACTTTTGTTCCATTAATCATGTAAAAAATGCTTGAACCGCTAGGCGTTGAAACTGTAGAGTCATAGACTAGAATGAGATTAAACCACGCAGTAGGATCGTAATATTTACTTGTAGTGTGTAAGTCAGTATGGCGAGTTGTACCGCCACCACTTGAAACATTACAAAATAAATCTAAAAACCCAGTATCTTCGATTGTAATACCACTACGGTTATTATTGTCGGTCCATGCACTAAAAATAGTTCCATGACCACCTGCTGTTGAAACGGTTGTTTTTTTCAACCAACAACTAAACGTAAACTTTTTATTTCCAGTAGTTGAGGAAGGTGTAAACTTTAAATAATCAGCGGAGCCATCAAAAAACAAAGCTCCTGCTGGTTGATAGCCTGTAGCTGCAAATCTGAAAGGATTAACTATAAACATTCTACGTTTGGTATCCTATGAGATAAACTTTAAGACCTGCTCCTGCAGTACTAGAACCTACACCATCAATATCTACAGTCATTAAAGCGTCTGCAGCTAATGCAGGACCAGCCCCACCTATAACGGCTGCTGTAGCGGCTGTTCCACTAGTCTTTTCACCTGCATCGATAGTGAGTTTAGTAGTAAGAATTGTACTTCCTGCTTCGTTAATATCTACAGTAAATACTGACCCAACAGGTGCAGTAGTAAGACCTGCTTTTACTCCTGTAAGATAGAAGGCATAAGGCATATGGAATGTAGTTTGTGCCGTTGCAGTAGCTAAAGCAGTAGTCTCATCTGAACAAGCAATCGCTATACATTCTGTTTTAGCTGCAGTAGATATGTGAGCTAGATCAATACTACCGTCAGTGTAGTGTTCTGAGTCTAAAGCGTCATCTGCTATCTTAGCACCAGTTACAGCGTCTGCCTGTATATCTGCTGTTTCTATTGTATCAGCAGGAAATAAAGGTACTTGGCTAAATGTAACTACACCATTAGCAGCTATTGCTATTGCATCAGTGTCACTAGCTGATCCTATTGTACCTGCATCCTTGATAATAATATCATCTTTAAAGGTAACGATACCAGCAGAAGATATCTGCATTGCATCTGTAGCACCTGTAGAGCCTATATCGCCATCATTTCCTACAACTACGTTAGCAGCAGTAACATTTCCTGTAAAAGTTGAATTATCATCTGCAGTTAAAGCTCCTACGTGTAGATTAACGTAATCGTTTACCGTTACATTTCCAGCAGTAGTTCCATCTTCAGTTGATGCTTGGATAGTAGCAAAAGTATCTTCTGATTCATCCCAAATAAAGGCTGTGTTTTGTGTATTAGAACTAGAACCATTCCCTCTAGTAAACACAACACCTTGATCGTATGATGATCCTGTGTATCCTTGATTAAGCTTGATAAGCGTATCACCAACTGTAAGAGTCGTTGTATTAAGAGTAGTAGTCGATCCACTTACAGTAAAATCTCCTGTAACAGTAAGGTTATCAGCTACAGTAACCTCTGAAGTTCCGTGTCCAATGGTAACTGCTATACCTGATGTCTCCGTAGCAATTTTTAATGCACCTTCAGAATTAGTAATATAAGAATTAGTACCATCGTGATATATTTGCATATCACTACCAGTACCAAACTTAAACTTATCACTGTCAGGTATTAATAAATCACCGTTAGAATCAACCGTAACAGCTTTGGAAGCTTCAGATGTACCTAGTGTAGTAACATCTAAATAACCTATTTCAGTAGAAGTAACACTACTAACTGATACATCTCCACTACCGTCTGAAACTAATGCTCTAGAAGCTGTAAGATCAGCCATTTTACTAAAAGCAATAGCTGCACCAGAAGCTACACTTGCATTAACTACAGCGTTAGCAGCTAGTTCATCTGCACCTACTGCATCATCAGCTAACATTGCATTCTCTACTGCTTGGTTAGCGATAGTTACTGCACCGTTAGCTGCTATTGTTACGTCACCTGATAAAGCTACAGGATTAAAGTTAGTACCATCTGCAACTAAAACATACCCAGAAGTATTAGTACCCATAGTGATGTCATCACCTGTTACTGTCAGATCACCAGCTACAGTAACGTTACCTGCAAAAGCTGCCGTAGAGTTAGCTACAGTAGCATTAGGCGTAAGAGTCAAATGCGTTACGTACGTACCTGCACTATTAATATCATTACCTAAAGTTAGTACACCACCGTCAGCAATGTTTAATTTCCATTCATCACCAGCATCGTCACCTTCATCTGCTGCAAATG